TGAAAGAATGGTCAGACTGGAAGCTCCGAGACTGGATTAAAGCCGGTATCGTGGCTATTGTAGTTTTAGTGGTTCTTAAAATAATTATAATACCTGGCGCATAAAGAATTTTGTTTTATGAGAAAATGTCCGCCAAAAATTAAGATTGGATACAAGGACATTGACATTGAATTTGTCAAGTCGGACTTTGCCAAGCAGACGGATTGTTATGGCGAGTATCAACACAGGTTAAACAAGATCGAGATACAACAGGACTTGAATGATGCCGATTACGCCAATACACTTTTACACGAAATCCTACACGCAGTAGCTTATGAAATGAGCTTGACGCAGGAAGGCAATGTCCTCGCCAAAGACTCGGATGAGGAAATTGTCGTGAACTCAATTACAAACGGATTGATGGGTGTCATCAAGGACAACTCTTGGTTTTTAAAAATTATTCAAGAAAACATCAATTCTGGGAAATAAAAAACCTCATATCTCAACGAGGTTAAGGTTTAAGGGGGGTGGCAGTATGATTGCACCTCCCTTTTTTTAAGTATTTAAGTTAAATTGAGCCACCTTAAATTCACTTATCTTTTCTTCTTTAGTTGGAAGAAGATTAGTTACATATTTTTTAGGATCAGGATTAAATTTAAACCTTTTCCATTTTTCTATTCTCAAGTTTTTATTTTTTATCAATCTTCTGTTAGAGGAATAACCACAAGGAATTTTTTTCTCTAAAAAACCTTGTTCAATTAATTTTTGACAATATTCCAATGCTTGTTTTTTTGTTTTAAATTTCTTTCTATGTACAACACCTATGTCTTTAACATAAATAGGTATTTGAATTTTTTTTGTTTTATATCCAAACTTAAATGCTGATTTATTTTCCCTATCTAAAATCATTTTTGTTCTAGATGAAAGAACATCACATCTAATGTAATAATGATAATAAATGTTGTCTGAAAAGATCATTATTGAGCCACCTTTAATAAAATTTTCATTGAGATACGACTTAAATATTTTTTAATATCTTTTTTGCTAAAATAAATATTTTTACTTTTATTATTTTTAGATTTTGCTTTTAGCATTTCTACTATTTGTTCAAATCCAACTAAATTATTTTTACTTATTTTCATTATTGGCTACTCTCTTTCTGTAAAGTGTTGGTGGGGAAATCGGTGGGTAAGTTTTGGGGAACACTATTATTACATAATGTTCCCTTTTGTTTCATAAAGTTCCCAAATTTCCCAATTTATTACTTTACATTACCTAATGTATATCACTGCCAGTGATTTGCAATAGCTAATTTTTCGCAGATTTCCAACACTTTTTTTTGCTTTGGGGAAATATTTGAGAAATTTAAGGCAATAAGTTGATTTTTTTTGGCATCGTATCTGGCATAATATGGGAGTACACCTCAACACTTTTACTGTCTTTCCAGCCACCAATGTCCTTTAAGTCCTGCAAATCGCAACCTGCATATTTTCTTAGCCAAGTTGCGAATGTATGTCGGCACTTGTGAGGAGTTTTTTCAAAACTTATATCAGCTTGTCGCAGCATATCCCTCCAGTTAAAATACAATCCCTCCCCATCTTTTTTATTGCTCCAGTTTTGTCTCCACATAAAAATATATTTTTCCCTATCATTAACCTTGTTTAACCATTCCCTTAAATTTTTATGCAGTTGAACAACCCTAGCTTTATCGCCTTTGCTTTCCCATAAATGAATTTTGTCATCTTGTATATCCTCCCATTTAACATTCAGAGCTTCCTGCAACCTTGCGCCAGTGTAGATTAGGAACACCATTAAAAGTTTTGTCTGGAACATACTTGTTGATTGCAAACACCTTTCCACCTCTTCAGGAGTAAAGTATACCGGATCTCTTTCAATGAGCTTGAATCTTTTAATGACCATTTTTTCACAGAGTCTTTTCGCTGAAGCGAAGTTCAGCACCAACGACACAGGGCAGATAAAATTCCTGTTCATCGTGTTCAGTCTGGCTGACTTTTGTTTTTTTTCCTCTTCCGACAAATCACTGTAGGGAGTGGTCTTTAAATATTCCTCCATTGGGTAGCAATCAAACGCTTTTTTTCTTATCAAGTCATTGTCAATGGTGCGAATGTCATGGTTGCCTAAAAACTCCTTTGTCTTTTCCACCAAAGAAATTGTTTGCAATGAGGGCGTGGTATCTGGATCATCATCAGCAATTTTTAAATCGGCAGCAGCACTGTACTTTTTGCTTTTGTGCTGACTGATGTCATTTTTTAAATCCTCAATCAGCTTGTAGACAAACTTGTTCGCCTCCCTTTTTTCTGTTGTTCGGCAACTTCTATTTTTCACATACCTGGACTCTCCTTCAAAATAAAAAGTTCCGGTTACATAATAAACCTTGCTGTTTAAATCTTTTCTTCTTTCGGCTTTGAGCATAATACAACTATCCTTTCAATGTGTTCATCGGTAAATCGTAATCGCTTACCAATATATGTATGTAAAGCAGGATCGTTGGGAAATTGGGATTGTAAGTCTTTAATATCTTTCCTGCAAGTGCGAGGATGTCTATTTAACTTAACTGCTACATCTTTTATCTCATAAAGTCTATTCATTTTTCGCCTCTATTTCTTCATCGTTTAAGTGTAATCCCAGTTTAAATGCTTCTTCGGCATTCAATTCTTTTCTTAAATTCTCAATCTCCTTTTTTTCTTCTGGAGTAGTAATTCTATCTGTAAATAAAAAAGGATTATCCAATGAAACTTCCTTTTTAGGATGTAACTCTTCTTCTTCTTTTCGATGTCCTTCATAAATTAAATCATAAAATTTTTGTGGCAGAAGCAGTATGTGGTCTTTGTCATCATACACAATGCACCACCAATAATGCACTCTGTCAGTTGATATAAATGTCGTTTCCCATCTTTTAAATGCATATATACTTTTAGGAGGACTTGTTCCTTTTGTCAGGTAGTGCAGAACTTGTGTGTAGTCCAACTTGCGAGGATTGGTTTGATTTTCAAAATGCAATTCCCATAGCTTATCAACTTGTACTTCATTTTCATTCTCTCCTCCCTTGTCTATCTGTTCAATCTTAATTATTTTCTTACTCATTAAAATTTCCTTTTAGATTTTTCATTGGCTGTAAATAGTTTTGAGGAACAAACCAAGCATATCCATAATTTCCATGATTTTTATAGAATTGATTTTGTTTCCCTTGTTCTCCTTTAATCCAACCTCTAACAGAGTATCTAGGAAATAGACCTGTTACTAAAATATAAATTCTATCCTCTGGATCATTGTTTCTAATAATTAAATCCCAATCATTTTTTGATCGTGTTCTTACTTCCCATCCATTGCATAAATCTCCATCGGATTTAAAAGTATTAACACTTCCTCCCCAATATAAATTCATATACTTACTTACAGCTAATTCTCCACAAGCTCCCTCAATATGAATAGTCCAAGTTTTATCTGATCCAAATGCTGTTTTTCTTCCATCTAAAATTGCTTCAATATTTCTTTGAATACCTACAAGACTAGCTTGAAAACCTTCGCTTTTGGATAATTCAATTATATTATTCATTAAGGAGTCAACCCTCCCAAGCGCATCTCAGCTCTCGCAGTTGCATTGGCATCTGCCATCAACTCTATTTTTGTGGTAATTCGATCAAGTTCAGCAAACGCTTCATCCATCAATTCTTCCGCCTGTTCCAATTTAGAAACAATTTCGGTAACTTCAGGATCTATCTTCGCTTTGGCTTTGGCATCCTCAACGCTGTGTTTTTCATTAGATAAAAAACGATAATGCAGGTATCTTCCCTTTTCCTTTTCATCCTTCATCCTCGTTAGCTTATTAAAAATTCTTTTAGCTGTTCTGTAATTTTTAATTGCTTCCATTTTAGATTCAGCAATCTTGTGAGGATCGTACCTGTTTAAAGTATTATCAAGACTCATCTAGTTCACTCTCCAGTTTATCGGCTATTAATCGTAAATTTTTAATTCTTGCTTCTTTGTTGTATCGCTTGTCCTTGTGGCATCTATCGTGGCATTTTCTACAAAGGCAAATTAAGTTTTCCAGAAAATCTTTAAATTTACTGCCTCCCATACCTTTGTTTTGAATATGATGAATGTCTGTGCCTAACCATTGACCACAAGCTGTGCATTGAAAAGTTTGTGCTATGGTTAATTCTGGCAACCAGAAATCATTATAAATTTTCCAATGCTTCGTCATTTCAACCTATCTCCAATGGCATAAATCATCAGAGCTATGAAAACTAACACCAATAAAATTAATCCATTAAGAACGATGAGTGCCATGCTTCTCCTTGATCCATTTCATCGGAATTGTTTTGTTAAAAAATTTAAAGCCGTACTTGACGCACCAGTCGGCATAAGTTGTTTTTGATCCCTTGTATATTTTTGCTTTTGCATTGCTGAACACAAAGCGAATGTCGTGTTTATCGCCATACTGTTTTCTAATCAGCAGGTGTTTTTTTCTGTCGGACAGAACAAACCGACCTTTGGTTTCAATGATAATGCCATTAGCCAACCTGAAGTCTGGAGTGTAGGTGGATGACTGTGCAGGTTTTGTGTAAAGAATGACGAGCTTTTCATAATCAAATTCAATTCTGAATTTTTTAAGCTGCTTGGCAATTGATACCTCTAATCCTGAACGATACTTATTCATCTATAAATGTGTCCATATTTCTTTTTATAATTTTTTCTAAATTGACTGGCTGTTTGTTGAGATGATATAAAACTGATGAAGAATTTCTTTTAATTTCGTTGCCTATAATTTTTGTGCTAAATTTAGTTTGTTGAAAAGCCAAATGGCAGTAATCTCTTCTAGCTTGAATAAAATGTTTATCTCTTCTATCACTTACTAATTCTTCTGAAGTAATGTCATAAAAGCTACTTACTATTCTTTTTATAAAAGTTAATTTATGAATAGGTTTTAGAGTTTTTTGATCGTGAAGTGGAAGAGGTTGAGACTCCTTAAAGATAGGATTTTCACATATCTTTTTTAAAATCCTAACCTCTTCTTTTGTAAAGGGAAACTCCATGTTTAAAATGGTGGTACATTCCCTTCATCAGTTTTTTGTTTTGGTGGTTTCCAGGTATTTTTTTCAGCGTACCATTTTCCTTCTCTGTTGACTTTAATGTCAATATTAATCCATTCTTTATTTGGATCTTGCTGATTACACCATTCAATAAATTCTTTTTTATTAATGCCTATATTACATTTAACAAAATCCACTTTTGGCTCTTTAGGATAAAAGCCACTTATAAATTCTTTATCTTCCATCATTGTATGTTAAAATCCTTTTTCTTTGCTCCTTGTTTAGTTTGGCTTTTTTCTGATGCTAAATTACCATCATCATCACTCGCTAATCCGTACAAGGACTGCAATCCATATCGTTTAGCGTAAGTAATCGCTGATCCCATTTTTTGTGGGTTGTCTCTATCATTTGAATTAATTAAAACTGGAACAGTACAAGTTAAAGTATCACTATCAATAAGATGCCTGACTGTTGTTGTAACAAAAATGTCCCTGTATATTTCTTTGTACTGTAATGTTGTTTCATCTTTCGTTTGTGTCCTATCAAGAATAATATTTTTATATTCTATTGATTGAGTAAATGACAAACCAAACTCTGCTCCATGATTAACCGCATTAATGACACTTGTTAAATCTGAATACTTGCTTTTAAAATGTGGATTAATTGAATCTTTTAATGCCTTAATATTTAAAAGTTGAAATTTTGCCAATGCCCATTTTAAAGTTATTGGCTCTACTTTAGGTTTTTTTCCATCTAACGCATCTGCAATCTCTTGAGAAACTTTGTTCGATGCTTCTCTTACAAGTTCTTCCGGTACATTTATTTTACTCATTTTTACCATTATTTTTTTCCTTTCAATAATTTGTTTAAGTCCTTATCAATATCAAACGCTTTTCTTAAAAGTTTAAACTGCTTCAGACCAACAGCGAGATCCTCTTTAGAAAATTCTTTTATTTCGGTGTCATCATCTTCTTTGGGAAAGCGAACTATGATGGCTTTATCAATTTCAATGCCTTCAGATTCCCTAATCAATTCGGCATAAGCTGACAGTTGAATAATAAAATCTGAATACAGACTTTTTGAGGTTTTAAAATCGACAAGAATATACTTGCCATCTTTTTTAACCAATAAATCTGGACAGCCACCAACCTCTAATTTTTTACTGCCCATTTTTTTTTCAGTCCAGTTAACTTTGTAATTAGTGTTGTTCCACCATTCTAAAAACTGATTAAAGCAATGCCTGACTGTTGGATCTTCTGGAAGCTGATACTCTTCTCCCTTAATGTGCAGCTCGGCAAGGTCGTGGAGTGAAGTTCCGGTATCTCCTGCTTTTTTTAATTCATCAAAATAATTGATACCTTTTAAACCTAATTTGTTTGACCAAATGATAAGTCCAGTTGCATTTTTAAACCTACCTATGATGGTGGTAACGCTTGGAACTTTTTTTCCTTTTAATAAATAATTACCTGTCGGCATTTTTCTTTTTAACTTTCAAAATGTGTTCTTCAGCTTCCCAATTGAGGATGATGTAATAATGTTGAAAGAAGGGAATATATTTAACTAGGAGGAAAAATGCGCATACTCCCTTCTTTTTCATAATTTATACTGGCATTTCAAACTGCATAATGATTGAATAAACCATTATGCAAGACCAAAGAAACATCAGTAAAACTCCAATTATAAATTCCTTGTTCATTTGTTAAACTCACAATTTTTCATCAGAGAAATCAATTTCCACTTCCACATAATTTTCATGTCCTGGTGGATGGCATCTTTTAAAACTTTTTGTAATACCTTCACTCGATGCCAAAACTTTTTTTCAGCAGCAGATTCTTCTTTGGACTGAACTAAAATAAAATTTTGTTTCATAATATCTCTTTGTGTTTTTGAGTAGGGAGTCAGCTCATCCAACTCCCTACATAGCCAATTATTAAGTCAGTATAGGAGCATCTATATTGACTATTATGGTATATAATTGAGTTAAATGGTATTTGTCAAGATATATTGACAAATAAAGTTTATCTTGCCAAATGGGATTTTATAATTTCGTTGTCCTTAAAATTTAAGTTGGCAATTGTGGGTAAAATGTAGTCATAGTGGCAGTTTTCCCAAATTTCATAATGATCGGTAATTCCTTTTTTCTTGTCAATCGAATGATTTTGCCACCATTGAAAGCGACATATTTTTTTTTCTGTATTCTTAAATTCAAGAACAAATCCATTATACACTTCTTCATTTTTTGAGCTTTTTAAAAATACTGGTCTATTGAAAAGCTGTGATCTTCCATCTTCGGTTTTGCATAATGGTCTGTGCGCTATATCAACAATGTCTATGGTTTCGTGACTTGCTAAAAAAGGAGGATAAAAAATGGCTTTCCAAGTGGGAATTATGCTTTCCCAATTCATAAAATAAACTACTTCCTGAGGTTTTGCTATACTGTTTCTTCTAAAAGTAAAATCTTCCCTGTCATAGTAATAAATAATATCGGTGCAAGGATAATTGGGGTTTAACAACCTATATAAAGGTACTTCTAAAATTCTTGTGTATTCCACAGCGTGAGGGTAAAGATCAAAGTTAGATGTTCCTTTGGCGTGACTGGCAACTGTTTGTTTGGACATCGTGCCATATCCTTCAGGAGCATCCCTTGTTAGTCTAGCAACCTCGCTTACTGTCATATCTTTTTCCTTTAGAACATCGGCAAGATATGTTTTATTTTCCTGATTAGGCTTCACTGTCATTTTATTACCTTTTATCATTTATAATTACAAATCATTCTTTACATTAAAAAATATGCTATCGTCAATATAAATTAACTAAAGTAATATAACTAGACAATGTAAATTGTATTCTATATTTGTTCTTAAAATGAAAATAAAATGCAACCTATGCAGCAAGACATTTGATGTCGCTGAAAACCTAACTGACAAGCAGCTTCAGATACTCAATTTCATTGTAGAATATAGGCAAAAACACGCAAAATGCCCTGCTATAAGGGAAATAATGGGTGGGTTAGGGTATAAGTCCACAAGTGGTATTTTTACGCACATAGAGGCACTTATATTAAAGAAATATCTAGCCAAGCAGCCATACAAGAAAAGAAATCTCATAATTTTAAAGGATGTAGTGTGTGCCTGAAACATTTGGATCTATGCTCTGGTATCGGTGGATTTGCTCTGGGTTTACAAAAAACAGGTTATTTCAAGACCATAGGTTTTTGCGAAATAGATCCGTTCTGCCAGAAGGTTCTGAAAAAGAATTTTCCTGGTGTGCCAATTTACAGCGACATAAAAAAGTTCAAGCCAAATGACGAAGGACTCCGACCAGATGTCATTACCTCTGGATTCCCCTGTCAGCCATTCTCAACAGCAGGAAGGCAAAAGGGAAAAGACGATAACAGAAATCTCTGGAAGGAAACTCTTAGAATTATCAAGGAGTGCCGACCCTCTTTTTTTGTTGGAGAAAATGTTGGTGGAATCGTTAAACTCTATCTCGACACCATACTTGAGGACTTGGAAAGCGAGGGTTACTCCCAAACGAGGTGCTTTAATATTTCAGCTTCGAGCATCGGTGCTTCCCATCAAAGGGCAAGGATCTGGATTGTTGCCAACTCCAACAGTAGATTGCGAGGTAGGTGGGGAACAATCGGACAGAGTGGAAATAACGAAGAGAGGAAGTTTCCTATTAAGGAAGAAAAATCCGAAAGCGAAATACAAGACATTCGGAGCAAAGCTATCGGATGCAATGCTGTATCTAGAGAAACAAAAACTTTTACCGACTCCTTGTGCGAGGGATTACAGGGACACGACAGTTTCCCCAGCAAACGAAAAGAGGAGAACACTTTCTTTGCCGGTGGTAGTGATGAAGCAGGATCAACCGAAAACTGGTGGGAAGCTCAATCCAAACTTCGTGGAATACCTGATGGGTTACGATACGGACTACACAAAGATAGAGGAAAAAGAATAATGGCACTAGGAAACGCAGTCTGTCCGCAAATTCCGTTTCTAATCGGAAAGGCAATAGGAAAATTGTATGAGTGAAGATATAAAATTTCCCTATCAAGATTTTTATTATGCTGACTGGAGAATGGGTTGCTCTGGAATGACGGCACAGCAAGAGGGATTATATATCCGGTTATACACTCATCTTGGAACAGCTAATGGAAAAGGTTTGCCCAATGATTTCAATTTTATCTATCGCATGGTTGCCGATCCATCAGAAGATCCAGAGGTGGTACAGCATCAGAGGGAAGATCTGATGTGGGTTATAACGCACAAACTTGCACTGGTTGATGGTCGTTATCATCAATTGGTACAGAAGAAAAGGCGAGAAGATAAGGTTGATATTGTTAAAATTAGGCAGGAATCTGGGAGAAAAGGAGGACAAGCAAACTCCAAGCTAAAGTCTAGCAAACCTTCTGATTCTGAATCTATATCTATATATAATAGTATATGGGAAAAGCTATCAATTAAGCGAGGCTCAAAGAGTGTTGCATTAAGGTCTTGGCTCAAGGTTGCAAGAGACATTAAACCTGAAATATTGATAGAAAAATTCAATGCCCTGTGTTCATCAGTAGATGATCCAAAGTTTATTCCTCATTTTGCTACTTGGTTAAACCACGAGAGATGGGAAGAAGAACTGCCAAGTAAAAAAGAAGAAACTCCAGTCCAACCCAAAAATCACAAGGATTATGTGTTCGCAGTTAAAAAGGGAATGCGACTTCAATACATTACAGACGATATGGTTGAACAAATGAAAAAGGAAAATCTCATAACCGAAGAAGAATACAGTAGGTGGTAAAACGAAAAAAAAAAAATAAAGAATCCATTAGTCTTGGCAGCCAAGAGCTGATACGCAATGAAGATAATACTCTTACCAGGAAAGTTGATGGCGAAAAGTTCAGGTTTGCCTTTTACGGAGAAGATCGTCACTTAGAAAAAGTTTATAATTCAGTCCTGGAGAACTACTATTCCAGAGGATTGCTTGACATCAGGGATAAGGAAATCAACAGCAGAAGGTACTGGGCAGGACAGCGATTTGAAAAAGTATGCCACAGGGCAGGACTAGAGCCAAAGATTACAGCCAGACTGGAAGAGTTTATTGGCGGATCGAAAGAGGATTTTGTCCACCGAAACATAGATGCGCATTCAGAGTTTCATATTATCATTAAGGAGATAGGAAAGTTCTGGGATGTGTTGTGGTTGGTTATTGTTAGCAATCAACCTGCTAAAAAAAGAATGGATGAGTTCAGGGAAGCTCTCGACAGGTTGATCCTGTATTATGATATGTAAATTTATTGTGTCAATAATGTGTAAGTTTTGTATTTGTTCCTATTAACAAATCAATCGTAATTCCCTATAACTATATACACTCACTATAATTGTGAATATTTTTATAGCCATCTCTTTGAGGTGGTTTTTTTATTATGTCAGAACAGAAACTTTGGATTGCTGTTCTTGTACAGGGTTTAACCGATGCTTTGGGATCATTCCTTTGGATGTCCAGGTTGAATACCAAATACGAGCAGGAAGCCAAAGACTGGCTCACGAGCAAAGACTTTAAGTTCATTTGTTCCCTAGCCGGTATGCAACCAAACCAAGTCAAAGACATTTACGACAGAATGACCAAGCATAAACATTATCTTACTTTGGAGGACATCAGATACTTACTCAATGAAATTATTAATAGACGATCTGTATTGTAGTATGATTATGGTGGATAATCCTGAAACAAAACAGCCAGAAATAATTGTTAGGTTTGCAAACTTCAGGACTGAAGAGGAGGCAATGCAATTTGCCCATCACTTCAAGAACCTGCCAGAATATACTGAACACTTGCAGCCACAAGATGAAAAGGTAACGCTACACTAATGTCCGAACAACAGCTCATACCGGTTAAAAAAGGCAGACCGACCAAATACTCCAAGAGTATTGTTAAAGATATATTAGATAAGTTATCTCGTGGCATCTCCATAAGGGATGCTGTAAAGGAATGCAACATCACTTGGCAGTCGTGGCGCAACTGGATGTTAAAGGATGATACAGGTAAATTAAAAGACGCTTATGTTCGCAGCAAAGAGCTGGGAATAGAATATGTCATAGGAGACATAGATAAACGAATAGAGAATGCTCTGGACAAACCAAAGATCAGTATGTCTGAGGTAAAGCTACTGGAAGTATATAGTAAGAATATGCAATGGAAGGCAGGGAAACTTGCTCCTAAATTCTATGGTACGGAGAAACAAACTCTCTCCATAACATCAGACGATGACAAGAAGATAGAGATAAGTTGGCAAAGCTAACCAATTGTATATGAAAAGAGTATTAAATAGACAGTAAGCAAGAGTCCTGGATAACAGTCATCAATATGAAAAGGTAGGGATTGTAATAAAGGTTTACGAAATTGCTCTTTTTTTACACAAAACCCTTGTGTAATCTTAATTTTTTTAACAAAAATAATAAAAACTTTTAAATTTTAAATAGTTTTGATCCAAAACTTTCCCAAACAGGAAGTTTATGGCTGAAAACTAACAAAAATATATCATTGGTTTCGTATTACTGATTAAAATAATTCAAGCACCCCACGAGGTCGGAGCAATTGCAATTGCAACCAACTTCAACACAATACAAACTTCTTATGAGCTTTCAATATGAACAACAAGGACACTAAAACCAATGGCAACAGGATTATTAGGAACAGAGGTCATACCCATAAACCCATTACTTAATCCTCAACCTATGATGAACTCTTTTGGATATTCAAATCCAAGAGCCAACATAGGAAATTCTAATCGCATATTAGGAAATGTTATTCCAGGTATGCTGCCATTGACCGCATTCGGACTGCTCTCACAGGCAGGAAATATTTTTAATAATGAGCCGATGTCAGCACAGGATGTCATTAATTCGCATTTAAGCCAAGAGAACAATTACAAGACTTGGGATTTCGGATATAAAATGTCCGAAGCTGACGCTAGGGCGAAGGGATACATCATCCCTCCAGAGCCGACTGTAACAGAAGAGGAAAGAAAAAGAAGTTTAACTCTGCCGAACATTCCGCCTGAAATGGAACAGGGATGGGTGGAGGAGTTTCCCTTTGATGATTCTGAATTTCCAACTCACACAGGAGGAGAAATACCTCTTATAGATTTTCCTACACACACAGGAGACACATCGCCACCCTATGTTCCTACATTAGACGATTATATTTTACGATCCGAGACAGATGAAGGTTTGTTGCAGGATGTAAAGGAAGAAGAAAAAGTAAATGAAGGCATATTGGGTGAATTTCAAGAAGGCGAAGGCATGGTTGTCATTCACAACACAGGTGCAAGTGCCATAGAGAATTATGAAAAGATCGGAGGCATTCCAAAGCCGAGCTTGGCGATAGTTCCAGAGGGCATAGAGGAAATGAAGTTTGGCGAGATTACCCTTGTTGGTGATCCAGAACTGATGATCCCATCAGGACAAAACCCAGTCTATAAGGGTGATGCCTATACGCAGAGATACCCTCTTGTCAGAACAATATACTCGGATGATGAAATGAATAAAATCATTAAGCATTTCTCTGACATATTTGAGGTTGATGATATTCGCTATGATTACAGTAAAATATCAGATTATAAATTTGAAGATGGATCAAGGCAAGATGTGTTCTATGCAGGTAATTTATATAATCAAATAATTGAAAAAGGCATCAACAACCTACCATCAGATATGATGGATATGGCATTCTTAAAAGAAAAAGGATTACTGCCAGACTTTAATTTAGCTAAAGATAAATATGAATACAGAAGATTGCTTGATAAGGTTTGGACACCAGAATTAAATGCTGAATACAAAGAGTGGAATAACAACCTAACTGATACGATTGGAGTTCAAGGCAACGAAAAGATAATTGTTGGTCGTACCGACATGGGCAGACTGAAATACAAGGATCACACTTTGGATAATGTGCTGCAACATATGAAAACCAAAGCAGGTAAGGAAGAGGGATTTGGTGGTAGTGGCAATATAGGCAATCTGGCAGCTACTATGCGAGGCAAGTTTAAAACCAAAAAAGAATTATCCGAAGCAAGAAGCAGTCTTGTCAGCAGTACGGAGATGAACGACATTAAGTCTGAACTGTATGACGATTTAAGCAGAATTACAGATTTACTTGCTAAAGAAAACAAGCATTTAGATCCTAACAGTTTAAGCATAGGAGATAATTTTTCTAGTATATTTGCAGATAAAAAATATTCTATTGAACAAAACTTCAGAGAGTTTTATCCTGACACTTCCGAAGCAACTAAAAAGGAAGTAATAAAATTTTTAGAAAAATTAGCAAACACTCCTTCGGAATATTTTGAAGTTAAACCCAACAGGGCGGTGGGCATACACGAATTTAAGGGAGCTATTGTTCCAATGAACACAAATGAAAAAACTTTACAGATTTTGCGAGACAATGGAATTGAAATTAAAAAATATAACACAGAAAAAGATCGTATTAATAAACTAAAAGAATTTGAAGATTTGTTTGCTTCATTGCAACCAAACCCATTATTTCAATTCGCTTAATATGAAATCAAATCCAATAGCCAAAGACTTACGAAAATCTGGAAAATATAAAATGCGAGTAAAGAAAAACAAGAAAAAATACACCAGAAAACAAACCTTCAATGATCCCTTCAAGGACTTGATAAAGGCGATGGAGAGTAAGACGCACTATCCTGACCGAGTGGGAAAGGGTGTGGTGAAAGGCGATGATGTGGCTTCAATGCGTGATGTAATCAACAGTGAGCAGGGAAGCAAGGATGCGTGATACCATTTCCAGAGGACAAGAAATATAACATCATCTATGCTGATCCAGCTTGGACTTTTAAAAATTATAATAATAAAAAGTCTAATACAAATGCCGATCATCATTATTCTTGTATGTCGCTGGAGGATATTAAAAAACTTCCAGTCGGAGATATAGCCGATAAAAATTGTGTTTTATTAATGTGGTGTACTGATCCATTATTACATAAACAAATACCTATTGTTAAAAAATGGGGATTCACTTACAAGACAGTTGGATTCCATTGGGTAAAGACTAATAAGAATAAATCTAAAAATTTATATGCAGTTGGCACAGGATATTGGACAAGAGCCAATAATGAAATTTGTATTTTAGCAACCAAAGGTAAAATAAGCAGAGTTAAAGGATCAAATGTTCATAGACTTGTTGTTGCCGATAGAGAAGGACACAGCAAGAAACCAGATATTATCAGGGATAAGATAGTTGAGTTATGTGGCGATCTTCCACGCATTGAACTGTTTGCAAGACAAAAAGTAGAAGGTTGGGATTGCTGGGGAAATGAAGTATGAAAATAGTCATACCCTACAAGCCACGAAAGCACCAAAAGGAAGTTCACGATAAGTTAAAAAGATTTAATGTGCTTGTCTGCCACAGGCGTTTCGGCAAGACTGTTCTCTGCATTAACGAGATTTTAAAAAAGGCGATGCAGAATACATTGTCCAGACCACGATACTATTACCTCGCACCGACCTATTCAATGGCGAAAAGAACGAGTTGGGATTATTTGAAAGAATATACGAATGTTCTTCCAAATGTTACCTACCACGAGACGGAGCTTCGATGTGATCTCCCCAACGGAGCGAGAATACAGCTTCTGGGATGTGAACGACCGGATTCCCTTCGTGGACTGTACATTGACGGAGTTGTACTTGATGAGGTTGCGCAGATGCCACCTCGACTGTGGACTGAAATTGTCCGACCTGCCTTGAGTGACAGGGAGGGATGGATGATTGCCATTGGCACTCCTCAAGGTCATAACGCATTCTTTGACTTGTATGATTACGCCAATCATCAGGAAGGATGGTACGCAGAGACTTTTAAAAGTTCCGAGACTGGAATCATATCCGATTTGGAACTGAACGAAGCAAAACACTTGATGCCAGATGAAGTCTATGAGGCGGAGTTTGAATGCTCCTTTGACTCGGCAGCACTGGGATCAATCTACGCAAAAGGATTGGCAAAAGCAGAAGAAGAAAAAAGAATTACAAAAGTACCCTATGAGACAGGAATCAAGGTTAATACCTTTTGGGATCTCGGAATGGCGGACAAGACTGCCATCTGGTTTGTTCAGCAAAAAGGATCGGCTTTCCACATCATAGACTACTATGAGGATAGTGGTGAGAGCTTGGAATTTTATGCAACTGTTCTCGATGAGAAGAAGTACATTTACGATACGCATTACCTCCCACATGATGCAAATGTCAGAGAGCTAGGAACTGGAGTATCACGAGTAGAGACGGCACAGTCTTTAGGAATGAGAACTTCCATTGTTCCCAAGCTCCCTGTCGAAGATGGCATAAATGCCGTTCGAA